TTTACATAATTTGAAAGTTGAATTAATTGTATATTATTACTCATTTATAGTATAATTTTGTGGTGTTTTTGCAGTAAAAAACAATTTATTTCTATGCAATATTTCAGATTCTCCTTTACCTACAATATAAAAAGATAATTCATCGCCTTCTACCCTATCTGCTGTATATGTTATCTCTAATTGATTCATATTAGCTTGTATTTCTTCAACCGTTTTAGATACTTCTATCTGTGCTTCGGTTTGGCGTGTATTCTCGTTAAATATAATAACATTATATCTTACCGTTTCAATCGCATAGTCTCTTAAAACTACATTAAACGTTCTTGTGCCAGTCAAATCTAATACCCTCATACTATATAACGTTAAAAAAGTGCTTTTTGTTTAAAAAAAAAGTGCATCTATATCAGATACACCTTTTAATTTAAAAAATACGGGGCTATTAAGGGGTTACATTAGTCGCACTCACTAAAGCTAATAGAGCTGTTACTGTTGCACTATCTAATTCTGGTGCTGGTGATGTTTCAGTACTTGTAAAAGTTCTGTTATATCCGTTAAAATCTGCCTTTGCACCACCTGATTGACTATCACCTGTTACTACAGTACCATCTTCAATACCTTGTACCACGTAACGGCCATCTCTATATTCTACAACTACTATTGGCCTTGCTTTAGATACTATATCTAACTCGTTAGCACTCTCTTTAGTTTGCTTCTTTAATGCTACAGTCAAGACTTGCTCATATACTGTAGTACCGTTATTTTGGTCTGCTGTTACTGTTTCAACAAATGTATTACCATCAGCTAGTAATTCATATTTGTAAACATCTGTAACGGCAGCATCTATTGCAGTAACTTCACCTGCAGCAACCGTAAAAGCATCATCTAAATAATCTAAAAGATAAACCGCTTTTAAGCCACCTATTGCATCTCTACAAGGTTCTGTTCTACCGCTTGTTAATATACACGCCATTTGTTTTTATGTTTTAATAAAAAAGGTGGTAGTTTGTGTCTAAACGTACCACCTTATTTATGGGTTATTAATTGTTTTTAGTTCCCTGTGTTTGTAATACCGTAAGTGATTACATCCTCTGGGTTAGCTACTTGAACACCATCTGCCCATTTCATAACAACATTTACATTGTCAGAACCATCTAAAGGCTGTTGGTCTATTAAATCTACTCTTTGAGCGTCTGCTGTTTCACCAATTCCGTAGAATAAGTTATCTGCGTAAGTTGCAAACATTACATCATCACTCATTCCTGAACAATGAATTAATGGTACACCTTGAAAGTTCAATTCAGTAGCTCCTACATTAAATCTATCTAAGTATCCCAAAGCTGCTTGTGCTGCAATGTAATGCTTGATTATGTTAGTTCCACATCTGATAGCGAAAGTATCATTAGAGTATAAAGCTGAATCTGCTGCATCAACTACTAATTGTAATTGTGCTATAACATTAGCAGCTGTTACTGTAGTACCTGCGATTTCATAACCTGCTGGTTGTAACGCTTCATCAGTAAATAATGTTTCAAATCCATCAAACTCACCTGCTGTTGCAGTTGCACCTTGCCAGATTGTGTTCTCTCTTGATTCAGCTACATTCCCTGCTACTAAACCTACTAAGTGAGATGCAAAATCTGGTGCTAAACCTGACCAGTAAGAAGAACCCATATTATCAAATGTAGGTCTGTATTTAGACTTACATAATTTAAGATTTACTTCTGCACCTTCTACTTCTAATACACGCTCATCACGTGTTACTGTTCCTACATCTGTAAAATCACAAGTTGCATCACCAATTAAACCACTTAAATTTAAACGTGGGATGTTCCATTTGAAACGGATGCCGTCTTGTACATTTACACCACCATTCTGAATAGATGTTGGTTGTTTTAAAATTGCTGAGAAAAACCTTGATGCCGCTTCCCCTGCATAATTACTTGTAATTGTTTCTGTTGTTGCCATTTTGTTTTTTGCTTTTTAATTTACCAAACGTTATTGGCTAATGCTTGGAATACGTTAGTTTTAATACTGTTTTTATTGTAAGACTTCATTTTTACGTCTGCGTTCTTAGCTTTTACCTCTGGTGTTACTTTTACGCTTTCCACCTCTGGAGTTTTTGCTAATTCTGTTTTAAGAGTTTCAATTTCTTTTTCTTTTTCTTCTAATACAGAATCTTTAGACATCATAATCTCTTCTTCTTCTTTTTCTTCTTTAGGCTCTAACATTGCTTTGATTTCTTCAACCATAGTTTTTAGTTCTGTTAATTCCTCTTTAGTAGCATAAACTTCTTCTTTTGTTTCTTCTACTACTTCTTCTTCTTCAGCCAGTGTTACTTCTTCTGTAACCACCGCTTCTTCTGCTTTCTCATCTTTATTTGAAAAGAAAGTTTTAACCCCATTAAGAACATCGTTCACAATAGAATCTTTTACTTCATTTGTCATTTTTATTTCAGATTTTAAATTTAATTTTGTTAATCCTAAAACGGCATCAATGCTAAAACCTTTAATATCACCGTTCTTTACTTTGTCCCATACCTCATCATTATCTACCTTCATCATTGTTACCCATGTTCCTTTTTCATATTCCTTACCGTAGGCATTAGATTTATCGTTCTTTGGGTCTTCTACAATCCAACCTTCTACAACTGACATTCCTTCTAATTTTATTTCATGCTCTAATGATGAATTATTGTTAGATTGTTGCTTAAAGAACTCGTGTGCTAATTTCTCAATAGTTTGTTCTGAAAATGTGATATAAAACTCATTATCATCTATATTTCGATAAATCTTTTTATTTGGGATAAGTGCAGCACCAAGTAATAAACGCTTTTCATCATCAACTTTTGCAAATTCTATTTGCTGTGGTTGTTCGGATAAAGCTATCCATAAATCTTCCATTGCAGGGTTTTCTACAACGGATAAGGCATAAACGCCTTGCGTTTGACCTTCCTTAAATACTGCTTCGTAAACTGGTATCATACTATATAACGTAAATATTTAACGTTTTGTTTAAAAAGATTGAATTTTAGCCTAAACTAACCGTATCGACTATGTTTCTGTCTAGTTCTTGTTGAGTAGTTACATTACTACCTACAACATACGCTTGTACTGGTTGTTGGTCTTGTTGTAGTGATTCCGCTAATTGATTAACACCACTTGTACCTACTACGTTAAACGCAGGTGCAGAAGCACCACCACCACCTGCTGAACCTGCTGAACCTGCAAAAGAAGGTAATTTAGTGCTAACTATATCTTTAACTGCTTTAAAACCTATGGCTGTTACACTTGCTATATTTGCTAGTTTAAGACCAAATTCAAAAGGTGTTGCTGTTTTAGTAGCTAATTCTGCACTTATACCTTGATAGGTATTTATTAATGATGTTGCTATTGCTACTGCCTTACCAGCTGCTGAAGTTTTACCAACAACATTAGATATAGCATTTAAACCTTGTTTTGTTAATTCTATCTTTTGGGCATTTAATATTTTTGATTCTATTAAATCTCTTTCTCTACTTTCTTTTAATGCTTTTTCTAAATTTTCTTGTTGTGCCTTTCTTAAATTAGCATCATACTCAACATCATTCTGTAGATTTTCTCGCCATTCTTTACTATTACTTTTTAAAGCATCATTAGCCATTTGTTGTACATCAAAAATCTTATCAAATAGCGTTTCGACTTTATTCAACGTTGTTTGCTCTTCTTCTGGTGTTATTAAATCTAAAACAGTAACTTTTTCTCTTGTGGATGCTTCTGTTAAATTTTTATCTGAAGGATTTAATATACTATCTACGGTTATGCCTTCTTCTTTAAGTTTTAATATTTGAGCACGTAAATCATTTATTCTTTTTTGTTCTTCTTCGTCGATTAATGTTAAGTCTGGAATATTACCTAAAGCTAATTGGAATTTTTGCCATAATGATAATTCTGATGATACGCTTTGTTCTTTTAAAAGTTGTGCTTCTAATATTTTAATATCTTCAGCTATTAACTTCTTTTTTTCAATTAATAATTGTTTTTGTTTTTTAAGATTTTCTTTATTAGATATATTTCTTTCATCATTAAATTTAATTTGCTTTTCTAATAATGACAATTCACTATCTAATAAACTTAAATTTGTTTCTAATAGTTTATGTTGTGATTCTAAATTTTCATTAGCACCACTAATATAATTCACAATATCATCCCAATATGCAACGACTAAACCTAAAGCAACAACAAACGCACCAATACCAGTAGCTATTAATGCTGTTCTAGTACCTTTTAAGCCAAAGTTAAATAACTTAGTAGCTTCATAAGCATCTTTTACTCTAGTCGCTAATCCACCTGTCAATTCATCTAGTATAGCAATAGCACCACCGTTATCACCAACATCTTTTAAGCCTTTTGATGTTTTAGATGATTCTTTATCTACCTTTTGTAAATTTTTATCTAAAGAATTTAAATCTTTATTAACTTCATCTATACCAGATTCTTGTACTTTTATATTTATTACTTTTTCGACTGCCATCTTTTACGTTGTTTCCAAGCCTTTTTAAAGCTGGTTGTTAATTCATATTTACCTTTAGCTATATCAATACGCTCTGACTTATTGTAAAAGTCATCAATTGAAAGCATTGTTGTAATTAATTCTATCATACTGCTAAATGTGTTCTATTTACACTTATATATTTATCACTTATATCTAGTG